GCGCGGGATATGATGAGAGTGCCAAACGTGGAGAGTACACGCTTGACAGGATTGATGTTAATAAAGGATACTGTCCTGAAAACTGCAGGTTTGTAAATATGCATGAACAGGTGAATAATAGGCGAAATACAATATTCGTTGAGTGCGATGGCGACAAACATTCACTTAGCGAATGGGCAGAAATAAAAGGCGTCAATTATTATACTCTGTTCCAAAGATATAAGCAAGGAGTTCCGCTGTTCGCATAATACATATAAAATCAGATAGCATCGCAAACATTGTGAGTATTGATAAAACCAAAGGCATCGTCTGCAAACCGATGCCGAAATACTGGTATGACTATCATGCCATTGAGAAGCCCACAACCGATGACCCGGAAGAATTGGCCAGATATGAGCTGAACAAGCGCATCGTAGCCGACAAGAAGCCCTACTTCATGCGCTACGTCTACCCTGCGCTGATGAAAGAGTACAAGACATATGTAAAGGATGCCGAGCGCAAGGCGCGGCTCAAATTCAACATGACGTTGGACGAGCTGCGCAAGTCCGCTGATGAGACCGGCGATCCACAGCAGTGCCAGTTCATCGATGTCTATGATCACAAGATGCCTGTCAACACGAACAACTGTACGATGAACCGGATATGCCGGCGGATCGAGGCATTGACGGCCGACATATCCTTTAACATCCACTCTGGCGACTTCGACTATTCACTAATGAAGTGTGGCACGCACTACCCAATCGGCCAGTATTATTCCATTAAGAAGTTGTACGCTGAATATGTCAGCAAGGCCAAGGAGCTTGCCGCCGCCCAGACCAATCGTGTCATAAGCAAGGACACCAGCTTGGAGTACTCTGCCGCGCTGAACGAGTACTTTCGCCGCGAGGCAGAGGCCATCTGTCCGAATGAGGACGCGCTGGTCGACATCATGCTCGATCTCTGTTACACCCATGAGAACTCCAAACAGTTCCTGTGGAACCTGAAGGGTAACTATATTGTCTGCCGGCTGACCGAAGCCAACGGTGGCAAACTGCACTATCCTATTCAGGACCCCGATGGCGACTTCGAATATGGCGGCGATTCGTTTTCTATGACTGCGGTGGAGGTGGCGACTGATGCTTGAACTAGTGATGAATGAAAAGGCGTGGGTCGAGGACATGTTGCGCAGCATGCAGCTTGGCCAGCACCCCTACACGATGCTGCTGCGTTACGCGACCTACCTCCGTGAGAACGGCTATAAGAAGGGGCGTGTCCGGCGCGAGCTTGAGGATCTCGTGACCCGCTGTCGGCCGGACACCAGCCTGCAGCGGTGGCGCGAGGCGATCGACCGGGCTGTCGAGGATTCGCGAACACGAGAACTTTTCCAGATCGACGGGATCAACATCACACGGGCGGAGATGGATGTGGTGGATGCGCAGGAAGGTTTGATGCGGCAGAAGTTGTTGTTCACGCTGCTGTGTCTGGCAAAGTACCGTGACGCCATTAGGGGCAAGGAGAGCAGCTGGATCAACTATGGCGTGAACGATATATTCAAGCTCGCCAATATTAATTGCAATCAGCAGCGCCAGTATGCGATGATGCATGCGCTATACAATGACGGGCTGATCGGCCTGAATCACAATGTGGCTGATACTAGCATCAAGGTGCTGATCGTGAACAACGAAGGAGAGAGTGCGCTGACGGTGACGGATATGCGCAACCTTGGCAATCAGTATGCCAGGCTGCATTCGGATCAATTCACGACTTGCGAGCAGTGCGGGCTGGTGATTAAGCGCGGTTCCAACCGTCAAAAATACTGTAAGGCTTGCGCAAACGCCATAAGATTGGCGCGGGCGATGGACGCCTATTTGAGCCGCCTCGCCTAAAAATTACAAAAATCCTTGCATTTAGAACCCCCTCGAAACGCCGGTGAAATCCGGGTTTTCAGAGGGGGTGTCCTATTTCCTTATATATGATAGAGAGATGCGTTTTTTAACATTGCGTTTCTCAGCTAAAAAGAAAGGATTTGGTTAATTATGGTCAATGTGACCAAACAAGAAGTTACTAAACTGCGCGAGGCGTTTCCCGATCTGCACGTTACCCGCACAGTTCACAAATACTACGTCGAGGAGAGCCTGCGGGTGATGAAGCTGCTGCGGGAGATCCGGGGCAATGGAGGCCGCCATGCTTGAGCGGCTGCCGGAGGAATCGGCGCTCCAGCATCACAAGCGGTTGATCGAGGGCAAGCTGGTCGACAAGACGTTGGCAGATTACGATTACGCCGAGCTGGCTCCGTTCGTGTACGGCCAGGATTACTCCGCTGATGTTGCCAGGCGAATGATGTATGGCAGCGCAAAGACGCTGCAGCTCATCGAGGCCGAGCCGCAACACACTACGCAGGACGAGGCGCTGCTGACCGAGCTGGAGTTGAAGAAGATCGAGCTACAGAAAGAGCGACAGAAGTTCTTCGACCAGCGCACGGCGTATAATAAGATCGTGAGGGACCAGGCGCGTGAGGAAGAGCTGAAGGAGATTCTGGAACAGACCATTGCTGCTGGGAATCTGCCGAGGCTGGAGTACGAGCCGCTGGAGGATGTGCCTGGAGAGACTTCGTTGATCGTGTCCATGCACGACCTGCACTATGGGGCGCAGCATGACAACTATTGGGGAAAGTATAACAGCGATATCTGCCGACAAATGGTGGTCAAGTACATTGGGGAGATTGGCAAGATTGCGGAGACGCATCTTGCACAGGACTGTTACGTGGTGTGCAACGGAGATGCTATTTCGGGCGTTATCCACAACAGTATTCGCGTTACCAACAAGGAGAACGTGATCGAGCAGGTTACTGGCGTGTCGGAGTTGCTGGCACAGTTCCTGGCTGAGCTGAGCGTTATGTTTAATAATGTTTACTTCACCAGCGTGGCTGGCAACCATTCTCGTATTGAGAAGAAGGATGATTCGCTGATTAGCGAGCGGCTCGACGATCTGGTGGAGTGGTACCTGAAAGCGAGGATGGCTTCTTTTGAGAACGTCCATATAGGGTATGGCGAGAAGATCGACCCGACGATGTATCTGATCGACGTGCGGGGCCATTTGTTCCTCGGGTGCCATGGTGACTTTGACGCGACGATTGCCAGTGTAACTAATCTGCAGGCGATGGTCGGCCGGCCGCTGTATGGTGTGCTGATGGGGCACAGACATCATTGCGCGACGGATGTCGTGCAGGGGATCCGGGTGATCCAGAGTGGCAGTTTCTTGGGAACAGACGATTACTGCATTAGCAAGCGACTGTGCGGAAAGCCCGAGCAGATCGTGAGTGTCGTCAATGACGACGGCATACTGTGTAACTATGATGTGGATTTATCCATTGTTTGAACTATAAAATAAGCATTTTAGGATGAAGATATAGTCTGCGCTTCTGCGAAAGCAGAAGGAGTGCGCTTCTCCTGCGCACCGGCACAGCGTAGCGAACTGTGGAACGAAAGGAGGTGAAACAACATGAAATACATCCGAGGTTACAAGATCAGGATATACCCTATGAGAGAGCAAGAGAAAGATATTTGGCAGTCAATCGGCGCAAGCCGATGGATTTGGAATCACATGCTGGACGTTCATGAGGAGAATTACGCCAATGGCGGCAAATTCATCAGTGCGTTCGGCATGGACAAACTGCTGCCCGCACTAAAGAAAGAGCCAGGTCGCGAGTGGTTGTGCGACGTATCAAGCCAAATGCTCAAGCGTACCTGTGCTGATTTGGCTGATGCTTACGCGAGATTCTTCAAGGGAACTGCGCATCATCCGAAGAAGAAGAAACGCAAGAAAGCCAAGCCCTCATTCCCTGTCAGGTGCGACAGCGTTAAATTCAAGGACGGCAAGGTTCACGTAGAGAAGCTGGGTTGGATGAAGTACAAGACGGACTTCCAATTCCCGGAAGGACGTGGTCACAAATTCAGCAACGTTCGTCTTTCCTATCTGAACGGCAAGTATTATCTCTCTTTCGGCATGGAGTGCGAGAGCCAAGCACCCCAACTCACCGACGACAACATGGGTATCGATCTTGGACTGAAGGAACTGGCTGTAGTAGCCTGCGGAGACAAACAGTTATTCTTCCACAATATCAACAAGAGTAAGAAGGTTCGGGAACTCAAGCGGAAGCTGAAGCGCGTAAGCCGGAGCATCTCGCGAAAATACGAGGCTTCGCGAAAGCGCAACGGCGGACGCTATGAGAAAACGAAGAATATAAAGAAGTTGGAAGAAGAGCAGCACCGTCTCCACGCAAGGCTAACAGGCATACGACACAACTACTTGCATCAAATAACGCATCAACTCGTCTCCATGCTTCCGAAGAGGGTCGTTATGGAAGACCTGAACATCAGAGGCATGATGAAGAACCGGCACAAGAGCAAGGCAATCCAAGAGCAGTGCTGGTATGAGTTCATCAGACAGATGCGTTACAAGTGCGAGTGGAATGGGATCGAGTTTGCACAGGCTGGCCGCTTTTACCCCAGCAGCAAGACATGCTCCTGCTGCGGAGGCAAGAAGGCAGACCTGACTGAGAAACACCGAACGTTCGTATGCCCCCATTGCGGATTCACATTGGACCGCGATCTGAACGCAGCCATTAACCTCATGAGGTACGCAGACCACGCAACACGGACTGCGGCCTAAGGGCAGAAGCCCGAAGAGGTGTCGTTACACCTTTAAACTGTGGAGCGTCATACAGACCCAAGTAGCTGCGGCAAAAGGGGACGCAACGAAGCAGCGAGTTCCGGTTGCCAGAAATGGTGACCGCTGAACATAACGGGCGCTTGAGAAGCTGTCTAATGTCAGCGCAAGCGGGCTTGCCAGGCAACAGGAGTTTGCCAAAGAAAATGAAGGAGAGGAAGCCTTTGACGACATATTCGGCGAAGGCGACGACGAATAACGAAAGGAGGCGGCGCTGTGCCAAGAAAGACAGTGCAGAACAAAATCACCAGCCCTGAGAAGCTGAGGCAAATCAATCCGAACAATCTGCGACTCAAGAAGGATTTCTTGCTGTACCTGAAGTCGGTGCAGCGTTCGCCCGGTACGATTGCCGGCTACGATTCGGATTTGACGATCATCTTCACACTAATCCTGGACGAGCTGGGCAACAAGGACTTTAACAAGTTGACGAAGCGCGATGTCATCTTCATTCAGAACTGGATGGTGGAAGCTGGTCTTTCCAGCGCGAGGATCCGGCGGCTCAAGGCAGCGATGAGCAGCTTGAGTAACTTTATCGAGTCGCTGTTGGACGAGGAGCCGGAGTATGCCGGGTTTCGCCCGATCATTCGCAAGATCGAGAACCCTCCGTTGAACGCGGTGCGGGAGAAGACGGTTTGGTCGGACGAGGATCTGGAGCAGCTGCTCGACCAGTTAACCGAGAAGGGTAAGATCGAGGAAGCGTGCTTTGTCGCGCTCGGGATGTACGGAGGGCGGCGCAAGGCCGAGCTTTGTCGGTTTAAGGTGTCCGACTTCGCGGATGACCATGTGGTGTGCGACGGAGCGCTGTACAAGAGCGCGCCGATTCTTACCAAGGGCGACAAGATGCTGGAGTGCTACACGCTGAAAAAGCGGTTTGATCCATATCTTCGAAGGTGGATGGAACTGCGGGAGGAGGAAGGCGTCGAGAGTGAGTGGCTGTTTCCGATGGCCGGGAAGCCGGCGGAGCACATGCCGATCTCGACAGCGAACAGCTGGGCGAATGTATGTAGCCGGCTGAGTGGAAAGGATTTCTACTTTCATTCGCTGCGGCACTATTTTGTGTCGGCCTTGATAAAAGCTGGTATACCGGATGGTGTGGTCGTTGAGATCGTTGGCTGGTCGAGCCAGGAAATGGTTAAGATCTACAATGATAACCCGAAGGATGACAGAATCTCCATGTTTTTTAAGGATGGAGAAATTGATACATCTGCAGCACGAACTATTGATACAATTTGATTATGATATTAATGGTTACATTTTGTAGCCTTAGTATACAGGTGGAGGCACACCGCTTACACTATCTTAGTCTTACTTGCGTTCGACCTTGACAGTGACCTTTACCGTTGTCCGTACCCGGACTACGACCTTGGTCGTTTTAGCCACGGCCATCACCCCATTCCCTGCGCGAAGCGCGTGATCATGCGTCTGCAGCCGCATGCTCTGGATAAATCCCGAGAGTATGCGAGGTTCAAGTCAAGGCTGATGGGTGTGCCTCCTTTATTATTATAACTAAAATAACAACTTATGTCAACAAGGTAATTTATGACCGCAATTGCTGCGGTCTTTTTCTATGCCGATTTGCGGTGATATTGAAAGGGTGGGATCAAAGCGATGTTGAAAAGAAAGGAAATTATCGAGCGTCTTGCGGATAAAGGATATACCAAGAAGAGCGCGTCGTTGATCGTGGACGATTTTGTTCGCGTGTTGACGGAGGCGCTGGTGGAAGGAGAGGACATCATGCTTCACGGCTTCGGCACTTTCAGGGTGCTGAATACGAAGTCGCGGGAGATGATTGATTATCAGAGTAAGGAGCCGATCTCCGTGCCGTCGCATCATGCGCCCAAGTTTACGCCGGGCGCGCAGTTGAAGCGGTGGGTGCGCGAGGGCGTTATCCGGGAGTAAGTTTTGCCAAAGGTAAGCAAGGCGGGCCGCAAGCCGGTTAAGACACAACCGGGAGCTCCGCCGAAACAAAAAGACGCACCCGATAAATACTATTGCGCGAGGTGTGGGAGGCCGTATATTCGACAAAAGGCGAACTTCCACGCATCGCAGAGCCCGCTCTTCAGAGAGAGCGGGTACTTGCCGGTTTGTAAGAATTGTGTAGAGAATCTTTTTGATCATTACAAGGAGGTTCTTGGCAGCGGCGAAGCGGCAATGGAGAGGATCTGTTTGAAGTTCGACATCTATTGGAACCCGGAAATCTGGGGCATGGTGAAGAAAGTTAATACCACTAACTCGCGGGTAGGCCAGTATGTCGGCAAGACGTTCCTCATACGATACCTCGGTAAGACCTACGACGACACGCTTGATGAACGCGGCGGTGCGTTCGGCGCTAAGCTGCTTGACGATTTCGTTGAGAAGCAGATCGAGGAGAGCGAGAACGTCGAGGGTGAGAGTGAGGCCTCCGGTGACGGTGAGCAGGCGGTTGCGCCTGCGCCGGTCGAGATCACCGCAGAGACGGTGTTGTTCTGGGGGTCGGGGTATGATGTCCAGACATACCGGGAACTGAATCTGCGTTATGAGCGGTGGACGGCGGATCTGGAGAAACCGTTGCCAGCGGCGGACGAGGCACTGTATAAGCAGATTTCAATCTTGGAGATGCTGATTACAAGGAGTGCTGCGGTTGGCGATGATGTTTCTAAGCTTCAGAACACCTTGAACAGCTTGCTGGGGTCGCTGAGACTGAAGCCGTCGCAGACAAAGAAGGACGATGATTCGTCGGATCTTGAGACTACGCCGTTGGGGGTGTGGGCGAAGAGATGGGAGGATCAAAGGCCAATACCGGATGATGATGTACCGGATTCTAAGATCGCTCTTGCTATAACCAAATGGTTCTATGGTCATTTGGGCAAGGCGTTTGGTTTGAACAATGTGTATACCAAGTTGTATGATGAAGCGATGGATAAATACAGGGTTGAGAAACCAGAATTAAGTGACGACGATGACGATGATGTTATAGTCGATATCTTCGGCACTGCTGATGGATCTGCCAGCAAGGACGGTGGGTTTGATGAGTAGGCGAGAAAAGATACAGCTTGGTGCCGCAAAAGCAGTTGCGTTTTATAGGAAGAATCCTCACTTATTTGCGAGAGATTACCTCCATATTAAGTTGCGTTTGTTTCAGCAGATATTGTTGGTAGCAATGAATATGTGCGATACAACTGTTGTTTCTGCTTGCCGTGGGTTAGGCAAGACTTACTTATCTGCGGTATATCTGTCCATTCGAGCCATATTGTACCCGGATTCCAAGATAGTGATTGCATCAAAAACACGGTCGCAGGCATATACGGTTATAGAAAAGATTATTCTTGAGCTTAAGCCGAATTCTCCGGAGCTGGCAGCTGAAATTGATGATAAGGCTACCAAATTAGGTAGTACTAATGGGTTGATTGTTTTTAAGAATGGGTTAACTTGTAATAGATGGCCCACTTGCATAGGAATATGCTCGATTAAACTTGCTGAATTGCTGGGACGTCCTTAGAGCTTAGTGTACTACAGCGTAATAATGAAATAGGTATAAGCGCGAAAGTTGAGAAACATTAAGATTGGAAAATCAGCAGCCGAACCGCGAATAGCGGATGGTTCAGAGACTATCCATTATGGAGTAGGGTTTATAAATCCGAAGCAGCAAGCACCCAGAACGGGTGATGATATAGTCCGTTCCGTATGGAAACATACGGTGTTTATTCTCGCATATAGGAAGAAAGGTGGAGTGACAGTATTAATGGGCAAAAGGCTTTATGATTTGACGGGACAAAAATTTGGCAGACTGACAGTTCTCGGTCCTGGTACGACTGAGAAAGGAACACCAGGCTGGGAGTGCCTTTGTGAATGTGGCGATGTAAAGGTGATAGCGACGAATTCGCTGCGTTCGGGCAAGACAAAATCTTGCGGCTGCTATAAAGTGCAAGGTATGGCTGAGCACCGTTTGGTAGATCTAACCGGAATGACGTTTGGCAAACTTACTGTTATTGAAAGAGCTCCAAATCGAGGGCGTACGGTTATGTGGCGCTGCAGTTGTTCATGTGGTAAAGAAACAATTACCACAGCAGAAGGTTTAAAAGGAGGTACTGTTAAATCTTGTGGTTGTTTGCGTGCTGAAGCAAATCGAAGGCGAACCAGGCATGGTATGTCAAAGAGTAAGTTGTGGGATGTGTGGGAGTCGATGAAGTCAAGATGCTATAACCCAAATAGCACGTCTTATTATAATTATGGCGGTAGAGGGATAAGTATTTGCAGTGAATGGCTAAACTCATTTGAATCTTTTTATTCATGGGCAATTGATTCCGGATATCATGAGGGGCTATCAATTGATAGGATTGATGTGAATGGTAATTATGAGCCAGCTAATTGCAGGTGGGCGACCGATAAGGAGCAGGGTAATAATAAAAGGAATAGCGTCTGGATAACACATAATGGCGAAACACATACGATATCAGAATGGGGAGACATATTAGGGATTTCAGTGCATACGTTATATAGTAGGATATTTCAGCATGGTTGGCCAGAAGAAAAGGCGTTGACTACTCCGGTTAGGTCAAGAAAGTGCGAGAATAATATTTAGCATTTATTAAAGTTGTTACTGCCAGTGAATCGGCGCGAAGTAATCGCGCCAATATAGTTTTGATTGATGAGTTTAGGTTGGTAGACCCGGATGTTATAAGTACAATCTTGAAGAAATTTCTGACTCAGCGAAGAATGCCAGCATACGAAGAGTTAACTGACGACGAAAGACAGGCAGAATACGCGAAAGAAAAGAACAAAACGATATGGTGTAGCTCTGCATACTTTGCGTCTCATTGGAGTTACCAGAAGTGCATTGAGACCATCAAGTACATGGTGATCCCGGGCAGGCGAGAGTTTTGTTGCGCGCTGCCGTATCAACTGAGCATCTCCGAAGGACTGCTTGACCCAGACGTGGTTGAGTCGGATATGTTGGAGCCTGGATTTTCTGAGATTAAGCATCAGATAGAGTATGAGTCTATATGGTACCGTGGTGATGGATCTGCCTTCTTTGACTTTGTGTCAGTGGACAAGAATCGCCATATCAAGTACCCAATGTTGCCTCCCGACTTGTCAAGCAAATTGAAGAACAACAGTAATATCGTTATTCAGAAAAAAATGTCGGGCGAGATTAGGATATTGTCTGCTGATATTGCGCTGATGGCATCGACTAAACATAACAATGACGCTTCGGCTTTACACATTATGAGGCTACTACCAACAAAGGCTGGCCGCATGACTGTGAACATTTCTTATACTGAGCCCAATGAGGGTCTTCGAACGGAGGAACAGGCGCTGAGAATACGTCAATTGTATGATCAGTTCCTGTGCGACTATATTGCCCTGGATACGAAAAATATAGGCTTGGCCGTGCTGGACTGCCTCTCGAGTGACATTAGTGATCCTGAGACTGGTGAGATCTACCCGGCATTGTGTTGCAAGAATAACGATGACCTGGCTGCGCGCTGTGTGGTCAAAGGTGCGCCTAAGGTTATCTGGGCGCTGATGGGAAGCGCGAGGTTTAATTCTGATTTGGCGCTGATGGTACGCGAAGGCTTTAGGTCTGGGCGAATCCGTTTGCTAGTAAATGAATATGACGGTGAAGCTGCAATGGGAGAGTTGCCAGGGTTCAATGCACTGGATGTGTCAGAAAAGACCAAGCTTATGATGCCTTATATCAATACGACGTTGTTGATTAATGAGGTCGTGAATTTGCAGCA